CTTAATGAATAGATGCTGGAAGGCAAAACGCCGATAGTCAGCGGGTTGTATTATTCCCGCTCGCGCCCATCCGAGCCACTGGTATTTCGCGGGCGCGGGAACAGTGTATACACGGATTGGAAAATGGGCGACAAAGTTTGGGTGGATGGTGTGCCAACCGGTTGCCTGCTCGTTCATCATTCTGTTTTGCGCCTGATGTGGAACGAATCGCCTGAATATGTGGTGCGTTCACAAAATAATCAAGTCACGCGGCGGATATTCGAGACGCCGCGCCGTCTGTTTGTGGATGAAGCCAGCGGCGTACATAACGCAATCAGCGGCACAAGCGATCTATGGTGGTGTGACCGTATTATGAAAGAGAACGTATTAGAGCGGGCGGGCTGGAAGGATATTGACAAGAAATATCCCTTCTTGATTGACACTAATTTATTTTGCCGTCATATCCAGATGACCGGAGAGCAATTCCCATGATTGCTGTTGAAATGATAGAACATGTCTGTGATTGTGGAAAACCAGTCAGCTTTAAGTACAAAGCTGATACTATGGCTATGTTGGGAGTGTGTCAGTGTGGACTGGAATGGATTGCAACAGTTACACCATTAAGTTACATGGTGAATAAATATCAATTGCCCGCTTTGGGCGTGAGTGTGGATGAAAAGATTGAGATGGTTGAAAAAGTAGGCTAGTTAATGGCAATAACGATTACAGCGGGCGCGTGGGACACCAGTTCAGCGGGCGCAAGTGTTGATCCTGTTCTGCCCGCGTCTCCACAGGCAGGCGATCTGCATTTATTGTATTATGGCGTCAAACCGTATAATACAACAATCGCTAGTGCGCCTTCTGGCTGGACTTTGATAGCAGCCACTAATGGCGCTAATGGCATAGTTGGAAGCGGCACTGATACCGGTTCGATAACGCAGGGGGTCTTTTATCGCTATTGGCAGAGCGGAGACACAACGACGCCATCTGTAGGTTTCAGCGGTGGTAATGTCGGTTTGGGTGTTGTCATCCGCTTCCGCCCCACCGCCGGGTCAACTATTGACACGCCAGTTGGTGAAAAAGGCAGTGACGTATCGAGTGGGACAGACTACGCCGCCACGATGGGCAGTGATATTGGAATTACGGTCGGAGATGCGGTTGCGGCTTTTACATCCATTCCCGGCAATAACTCATCATTTGCCTCGCCGACATTATCTGCTACAGGCGTAACATTCGGGACGGTAACTGAAAATCCGGCGACTGAGGGCGCGACCTCTTCCGGTGATGATTTTGGCGCGTCCGCCTCAACTGCCTTGCCATCAGCGGGTCCAAGTAGCGCGGCGGCGGTAGTGGGTTGGACTCTCGGTGTAGCACAAACCGGTATGACGGCGCTGGTTAGGATACGGGAATCAAGCGCAACTCCATCCCCGAATAAATCCGAAAGCATCGCCGTGACCGAAAGCGAGGCGGCTGAGGTATCCGCCCCGCAAGTCAATAAATCGGATGCAATTGCGGTATCAGAAAACATTGTCAACCTTATTAATAGTTTTGTAAATGTATCTGATACGGTTGGGGTTTCCGAGTCAGTGAGTTTGCAAGTTGTCAACGTCATCAATGTCAGTGACGCGGTAGCAGTCAGTGAAAATAAGGGGATAGTCACATCCGACCCGCAGGTGAATAAGTCTGAGAGCGTCGCGGTTACAGAATCATACACACCTGTTATTGAAGTTTTGGTCAATAAAAACGAATCGATTGCGGTTACAGAGAGTCGGACAATTGAAGTTGTTAATACCATCAACGTCAATGATGCTGTTGGAGTTACAGAAAACCGTGTTGTGGCGGTAGGTACTTCGCAAATCAATGTCAGCGATACGACTGCGGTTGGAGAAAATCACGTTGAGGCAATCGGAACACCGCAAATCAACGTTAGTGACGCCATGACAGTTGCTGAAAGCCGGACGGTTGCGATTGTAACTACTGTAAACGTCAATGACTCAATCGCTGTAACCGAAAACAAGACGGCGCAAGTCGAAGTCTTAATCAACAAGAGCGAAGCGATTGGAGTTGCCGAGAGTTACGCCGAGACGGTAGGCGCGCCGCAAATCAATATCAGCGATGCAATAGCTGTCAGCGAATCAAAACTCGTAACCATTGCAGGTGATACATCATTATCAGTTAATATATCTGAGAGTGTGTCAATCAGTGAAAGCCCTGCGCTGGCGGTGGGAACATCCGCAATCAATGTCAGTGAAAACATAAGCCTGGCTGAATTGCTTTTCGAGAATGTAAGCACCGCCGCAATCAATGTCACGGACGCGGTTAGCCTCTCGGAAAGTGATATACTGGCGACAGGCGCGCCGCAAATTGGCGTGAGCGACGCGGTAAGTCTTGCCGAGTATTGGCTGGCTGGTATGGCTACGCTGGTTTATAACAAGGATAATTCGATTGCCTTGTTATTTCGTGACAAGCGGCAAGCCTCCGTCTACCGTGACAAGACCGCCGCACAGACACGCCGCGATAAAACCAATGCACAAAAACGTCGTGACAAAGGCAATGAACAAACCTACCGCGATAAAAGGAAAGAGTCATGAGTCAAATTGCCCCCACCAAAGACCCAAATAACGTTGAACCCTATTTCTTCATTTGGTGTTCAAAAAAAACAGGCTTGAATGACGGTTCGGCAAGCGATACCGGTGAATTACAGGGCGCGACCATTACATCTTATACCGTAACCGTTCCCGCCGGTATCACGAAAGACAGCGACAACAAAAGCGCGGTGACCATTCATGGCGTGAACTATGCCATCAGCACGGTTGTGACGGTCTGGTTATCGGGTGGCACGGACGGCACGGATTATGATGTGCTTTGCCGCATTGTCACGAATGAGACACCCGCCCGCACATTGGACGCCACCATGACAATTCCGGTGAGGAGTAATTAGCGATGGATGAAAGCATAATCAAATATAAGGCAATTGACTTGGCGGATGTATATCTATTATCGGATAACGATATGCCGATGATATTCGTGTTCGACAACACGATATTCCCGCAATTACAACCATCCGAGCAGGTGCGTATCATGATCCGCCGCGAGCATAAGCCGCAACACGCGTTATTCGAGACGCCGATCAAGGCGTTGCAGATGGAGGCGGTGTGAGTGACTTAAAATGGACGCCCGTCAAGGTGCGGCTCGGGCTACAACTGCTAACAATATGAAAACAACAAAGGCAAAACCACGCGGCAAGGGCTGGGTAAAGGGACAAAGCGGCAACCCTGCCGGTCGTCCGCGTGATGGCGAATCATGGGCGGCGATTATAAAGGCGGTGGGTGATATGTACCCCGCCGATATTTTGCTATTCATTGGAGAGAATAATGATTTAGGGCGGGCGTTGAAACAATATCCGCCGAATGTGCAAATGAAATATCTCGTGACTGCGCGCGTGTTTAGCGCGTTGATGTTCGAGCCGACTTCGGGACTATGGAAGGAGTTGATGGAGCGGGCGGAAGGCAAGGTACAGGAGCGACTCGACCTCACCAGCGGCGGCGAGAAGTTGACCATAGAAATAGTGAAAGCGTCGAACGATGCCAACGATAAAAACGAAAATACGGATTAACGATGTCTACGAACCGCACCTTGAAAACTACGCCCGCACGCAAATTTATTACGGCGGTTCATCTAGCGGTAAGAGTTGGTTTTTGGCGCAACGCTGTATTCTAGACATACTGGCTGGTGGGCGCAATTATCTGGTGTGCAGACAGGTTGCAAGGACGTTACGCGGGAGTGTATTCCAGCAGATAGAGCGCGAGATACGTGAGGCTGATTTACTACCGTACTTTACAATCAATAAATCGGATGCGGTAATAACCTGTAACGTCAATGGTTATCAGATTTTATTTGCGGGCTTGGATGACGTGGAAAAGATAAAATCACTTGTCCCCGCTAAAGGCGTCATTACTGATATTTGGATTGAAGAGGCAACGGAGACAGAGCGCGGCGATGTGAAGGATTTATACAAACGTCAACGCGGCGGCGATGAAGCCACCAAGAAACGGATGATATTATCGTTCAACCCGATCCTCCAAAGCCATTGGATATATAAGGAATTTTTTGAAAGCGCGGCATGGAGCGACGAACAAAAGCAATATAATGACGGTGAGTTATCAATACTCAAAACGACATACAAGGACAACCGTTATTTGACAACACAGGATACACATGACCTTGAAAACGAAAGCGACAAATACAGGTACAATGTTTATACTCTTGGCAACTGGGGCATTCTCGGTCATGTCATTTTTACAAATTGGCGCGTTGCGGATTTAAACAATCCTGATGACCCGTATTATTTGCCCGAAGCACAACGTACCAACCATCGCAACGGCGGCGACTTCGGTTTCAGCATTGACCCATCTGCCGTGTGGCAGGCGCATTACGATAAGCCGCACAAGCGCATTTATGTTTTTGGCGAGTTGTATCAAAAAGGATTGACGAATGATTTGCTGGCTATTGAGGTTAAGAAAATGATAGGCAGTCAACCGATAATATGGGATAGCGCCGAGCCGAAAAGCATTGCCGAACTGCAACAATATGGCGTAAGCGCAAGCGGTGCAATGAAAGGCAAAGACTCGGTATTGTTTGGGTATCAATGGTTACAACAGCAGGAAATCATCATTGATAAAAACTGTGTCAATACGAAAATGGAAATCAGTACGGCGCATTGGCTGGAGGACGCGGGGGGGAACGCGCTATTGAAGCCGAGCGGCGTCAACGACCACCTGATAGCGGCGGGACGGTACGCGCATGAACAGGATATGTTTGAGACATGGACATCATTCTAAGAGGTAGATTATGAATAACAGATTTGTGATGACGGACGGGGCGAAATCGGTAAACATGCTGGACAGCGACGATCCGTCCATCTGGACATTTTACAGCAATGCGCCGCAACAGACTAAAGATAAATTATACGGCTTTGTTTCTGCCGCATATCGTGCCTATAACCTGAAAGCAAACACGATAGGCAATATGCCTTTTGCGTTGTATGATGCGAACGGCGAAGAGTATGACACGTCCGCGACGTGGGAAAACAAAGTCGGCTTTATACCGAACCCGTCTGAGTTGTTTCGCCTTGACACATTGTCTTATATCTCAACGAATACAATTTATAATCTGCGGACAAGCGATGTGATTGGATACAAAACCAAAAATCTTGTTCATGCCGTCGCCTATAACTTTAACCCTATTGTCAATCATGCTACTGGTGAGTTGCAATATGTGGAGCGCAAACTCGGCACGAGCATGGAGCGTTACGCGCCTGATGATAAGCGGCTGATACGGATGTGGCGGCTTGACCATACCACCGAAGTATTGCCCTCTCCACATACCGAAGCGCAGGCGATCATGAACGCGGCGGGCGAGGTGTATTTTGCCGACTTATGGATTAAGCACTTCTACGAGCGCGGCGGCGTGCCTCCGACTGTGATTGCGATGAAGGGCATGGTGTCGCCCGATAAAAAGAATGAAGAGGAAAAATCCTGGGGCGATTGGTTGCGCGGATTGGGTAAATACATCACCCGCCCCGCGCGCGTGTTCAACGCCGACGCGCTGGACGTAAAACAATTTGGTTCGTCTGTCACCGACCTGAAAAACAACGAGACTTATCAACGGGCAATAACAAATATCGCAATGGGGACGGGTATGCCCCTGTCCCTGCTCATGGCAAACTCAGCAAACTACGCCACGGCACAGGAGGAAAAGGCGACCTGGTACGAGAATGATATTATCCCGTTCTGCAACTGGCTGGCGTACAATTACAACGAAGCAGTATTCAAGCCGCTCGGTTTGATGTTGACATTCACGCCTGAGTCATTGCAGTCACAACAGTATGATGAACAGCAGGTAGCCTCCGCTTATTCGACCTATGTAAGCGCGGGATGGAAGCCGAGCATCGCGGCGCAGGTGTTGGGAATTGAATTGCCTAGCGGCGTTGAGTACGAGGATTTGGACGCCATGAAAGAAGAAAAAGACATGCAGGCAATGGAGCGCCAACAGGTGTTATTCGATAACAAACAACCTGCCGACAATAAAAAGCCATTCGAGAAAGACGAGGAAAAGCAAAAAGAAAAGGAGAAACCTGCAAAATGGATACCTACACTGGACGAATTGGAAGAGTTGAAAACATGGCGCAAAGCGGTGTTGTCCGCGCATAAGCAGGGCAAAACCTTGACCTTTGAATACCTCCCCCATTACGGCGGTCTACCGCAAAGCGTGAGCGATGATATAAAGGCACGCTTGGCAGAGGCGCGCGAGTGGGATGCTGAGACAATCAAGACGGTGTTTGAAGTGGCGCAAATTACAGCCGAAGAGCCGAGCGAGATAAAGATACTGGCAGACAGCCTGAACAAAATGGCAGATGCTTATTATGAAACAAAAAAATAAAAACGGCGTTCTTATAGAACACGTTATCGCAATTGGAATATTCTCATATTTGGAAAATGGTGAGCCGAGAATTACTGTTTGTGTTATTCCAAAAAAGGAATATTGTCATTTATATATAGACAAAATAAAACAAAGCAGGAAAAATGAAAAATAAATTCATTACCCCTGTTATCAAATCAATAGTCATGCATTATCCTGCCGTGATGCCCTACCTCAACGCCAACGCAATCAAAGCGGCGGGCTATCAGGCTGTACGTGATACCTATTGGGCGGAGGTATATGATGCGGTCCATGATTATCTGACAGGTACTCGACCTGTAACGGCGTTCAGGAATAAGCACCTTGTCGCAATGGCGGAGGCGTTTACCGAAGCGGCTAATTTGGGCTATGAGGACGGCGGCGGTGAGTTACCATTGGACGACGATACGGCGGCGTGGTTATCTTCCAGCGTAACCGAGGAGCGCGGGCATATCATTGACTTATTTGATAGATTGAAGGCGGAATGGGATGGAATAGACCCTATCCACGAAGCCTTTGTGCGTGCGGACGGGTATGCCTCCAAACTGGACGGCATATACAACGAAGCCCGTCTGCGCGGCATGAAGAATCAAATGGTAACGTGGGTATTAGGTGAAACCGAGGTGCATTGTGATACCTGTCTGAGATTGGCGGGAACAAAGCATCGTATCTCGTGGCTATTGCAGAATGATTACATCCCCCGCAAAAGCGGCGCGGCGATGGATTGCGGCGGCTGGAATTGCGACTGTAGTATCATAGACAAGAATGGAAACGAGGTAACTTTATAAATGCCTATCCAGATGACTGTGAAAACACGTGGCGCAGAATTGATACGTAAAGGCTTGCAGGATTTAACCGCCGAAGTACCAAAGATTGCCCGTAAGGATATTTATACCAGCATGTTGAACGTTAGAAGAATCATGCGGACACCCGGCAAAAAGCCAACCTATCCGATCCAATGGGATAGCGACAAACAACGCCGTTATGTTCTGGCAATGTTGCGCGCCGCCAATAATCTGCCTTACACCCGCACAGATCAACTGCCTAGAGGCTGGATTATCGAGCGCGCCGGCGAGAATGGATATAAACTATACAATCCCGCCCCCGCCGCCGTGTATGTATACGGCAATTTGGAGGGCGAGCGGCAAAGTAAAATCCATGAGCAAAGATGGCCGGTCATGCAGGAAGTTGTAGAGGCGGCGATTTTGGAACTCCCGCCCGCGATTGAAAGTCATATTAGTTATTACGGACGGTCGAAAGGATTTTAGTTTTATGTTATACTAGCGTCAATTGAATAGGGCGCGGTGTAGACGTGTAGAACGTTCAACACTAAAACCCATCTGACAATCAGTGCAAAACCAGAGTCGGATTAGTACGTGTATTTCACACGTATTGATTCGGCTCTTTTTTGTTGAGGTGACTATGGATGATGAACTAAAGAAAGGTGCAAGGAATAATCAAAGGGATGCAACCCGCTTGCAAACCATCCACGATTATGCCGTTGAAAATGGCGCGATGTGTAAGCCTGTAAAGGACGTGGACGCCGAAGCCTTGATGTATTTTGGTGATGCGGTTAAAGCGCTGGGGGATGGGAAGCTTGGCGGCTATCTGGTGCGCCATACCAATCATACCGATCCCGATTTGACCGAGGATTATTTCGACGCCAAGAGCAATATTCACGCCCCCGATGTTTTGCCGGTTTTATACCAGCATGGTTTCGACAAAACCATTGGTAAATCAATTCTAGGCGAAGCCAAGACCGGACGTGACGATGTGGGCTTATGGATTGAAGCACAATTGGACATTCGCAACGAGTACGAGAAGGCGGTTTATGCGCTGGCTGAAAAAGGAAAACTCGGATGGTCAAGCGGAGCATTATCGCATTTAGTGGAACGTGAGCCGGAAGGCAAGGCATACCACATAAAAACCTGGTTTATCGGTGAAGCGAGCTTAACCCCCACGCCCGCCGAATATCGAAACAATGTAATACCCATCAAATCATTGACAACAACCGAAGCGGACACAAGCGGCGCAGAACCGCAGAAAGATAAGGTTGAGACAAAGCAAATAACACAAATCACAAAGGAGTCTATCATGGACGAAAAAGAATTAAAGGCTCTCTTCGACAATCAAAAGGCGGATATTGCCGCACTTGTCAAAGATGAAGCAAACGCCGCCGCAACTAAAGCGGTAGCGGATGTGCTGGATAAACTTCCAGAAGTCAAAGCGAAGATGAACGCCAGTGTTGAGGTGGTTGTGGCAGAGGAAGATCAGCCCTTCAAGAACTCAGGCGAGTTCTTCATGGCGGTTAAAAATGCCGCCATTGCGCCGCACGCCATTGAGCCGCGACTGAAAGGCTTGAAGGCAACCGGCTTGAGCGAAGCACAACCCTCACAGGCTGGCTTTTTAGTGCCTCAGCAAACCGCGGACGGAATACTCGAAAAGATGCACGGGACAGGCACGCTGTTAAACCTCTTTACAAACCGCGATCCAGTCACCGGCAACAACATGACCTATAACATCGTAGACGAAACCAGCCGCGCTGATGGTTCGCGCGCAGGCGGGATTACAGGCTATTGGGCGGCGGAAGCAGGTACGATGACTGCCAGTAAGCCAAAATTCAAACAACTTGAATTGAAACTCAAGAAAGTATACGCCTTGTGTGTGGCAACGGACGAACTGCTCGAAGACGCCGCCGCATTGAGCGGCTGGTTGACCCGCACGGTCCCGAATGAATTGAAATTCAAGGTCGAAGATTCGATCATCAACGGTGACGGTGTTGGCAAACCGCTCGGCATTTTGAACTCAGGCGCGTTCAAGTCTGCAACCCGTACCGATGCCAATGAGATTGACCCGCTGGACATTGGGCGCATGTGGGCGGCTCGCTTCCCCGGCGTGAATGATTATGTCTGGCTTGGCAATTCCAGTATTTTCCCGCAACTTTTGAATATGAGTATTGGTAATGTACCGGTGTTCCTGCCTGCTGGCGGGATCAGCGGCTTGCCTTATGCAACCATGCTGGGACGCCCCTATTATGATATTGAGTATGCACCCGCCCTGGGAACGCTGGGCGATTTGATGCTTGTATCCCCCTCACAGTACCAGATGATTGAGAAAGGCGGCGTGGATTACGCCACCTCAATCCATGTGTACTTTACCACACAGGAAAGCGCGTTCCGCTTTGTCTATCGTGTGGACGGCGCGCCGATCTGGTCAAGCACCTTGACTCAAAAAGACACGACCACAGTTTCACCGTATGTCGGTTTAGCCGCGACCACCTAAAAAAGGAGAATATAAGATGTCTCAATTTGGAATACGCTATGCAGAAGGCGTTAAAGTTCTGCCTATTCTCGGCGCTAAAGATATTGTCGCCACCGCGACCGCTACGTCCTATGTTGATTTGGATAACGCCAATTGGGCGACCTTCCTTGTCAATTGCGGTGTATTGACCTCCACCGATTCAACGGGCGAAGTGGTGGTAACAATGGAAGCATCCACCGCCGGTTCATCCAACGCAACCGAGGGCGCGATTGCTTTTCAATATCGCCTCTCCGCCGCAGTGGATACCGATACAATGGGCGCGATCACGTCCGCCGCCGCCGCTGGTATGGCACTCGCCAATACCGATGACAACAAGACGTTGATTATTGACGTTGACCCCGCCGCTGTTGCGGCAAGCGCGGCTGACCGCCGCTGGGTACGTCTGGTATTTACGCCGACCACCGAGACAACTGTAACGCTTTTGAGCGTAACAGCCATACTTGAAGGTCGTTATATCGGTAACTCGCAACCGTCCAGTACCTAATGAATAACGGGGGCGGCATTATGCCGCCCCCGTCAAAACATGGCAAACAACTACGCAACCAATGTTGAAGCCTTCTCCGATATGTCGGAGGGCAACTATACATCCGTCGAAGCGCCGGAAATCGAACGGTTCATTGCCGCCGCCTCCCGTTTAATTGATGGGGAGTTTGGCAGATGGGCGGGCTTTTTCTATCCGACTACCGATGACGTGACGCGCTATTATGACGGTTCGGGTTGTGACGAGCAGGATATTGACGAGTTTGCCAGTATTACATCCGTGAGCGTGGCAGAGTCGGGCGGCACTTCGTCCAGTGATTACACGTTATGGAGTTCAACGGATTATCAAGTCGAACCATATAACTATATTGCGGACGGCAAGCCGATCAAACGGCTGGTGATTGACATCAACGGCTCGAAACCCGGCTGGTATGGCTATCGCAAGTCTGTAAAGGTTGTAGGCATTGCAGGCTACTCTGTTACCCCACCCTCACTGATTTCGTCTGCCTGTCGCTTGCAGGCTGTGCGCTGGTTTATGCGCGCAAAGGGCGGCTGGCAGGACACCATTGGCAACGACGAGATCGGGCGCAAGGAATACAAAGGCATGGTCGAACTCGACCCTGACATCCGCGCCATGCTTTGGGCGCTGAAATTGGAATTGATGTAATGAGCAGTATTGATGACGCCATAAACAGAATACAGGACATCGCTCTGTCAATGACGGGCGTATCTGTCAGGAGTGCGCCGCCGTATCCAATCGAAAACGTTGACCCGCTCCCGATGGTATCCGCTTATTTGAATGGCGGAAGTTTCAATATAACTAATGCAACTGTTCATCATAACTTTCCCATCGTCGCGGTTGAGTTCCATTTTGCCCGCCTGAATTTACGTGATACATATACCAATATTAACGCCGCCGCAGTCGAGTTCCCGCAGAGATTGGCAGGCGACCCGACCTTGAATGGAACGGTTGTCACCATCGTAGGCGGCGCGGAGAGTCAAATTGAGTATGCCGTGCGTCCGTTCAAATGGAACGAATCGATCATTACACAGATGTTGTTATTCACCATCCCGCTCAAATTATTAAAGACGCCAACCACGTAGAAAGGCACGTTAACAACTTGAAAACTCTTGCAATCATAGGCTCGCACCCGCGCACGCGCGCAGAGTTTGATTTTGCCCGCTCCGATGTGGAGGTATGGATGTTCAATGAAGTGTTATCCAATTCCGCCAATCATGAATGGGCGAAGCGTGCGGATGTGATCTTTCAGATGCACGTCCCTGCCATTTGGAAGAACCCGAATAACCGCAATGACGCCGGACATTTTGAATGGCTGAAAACACAGAACGAGTCAATCATTTATATGCAGGACGAATACCCCGAAGTACCAAAGGCGAGGAAGTACCCGCTGGAAGGTATTTTAAACATGCTGGGAGACAGGGAAAATCATTTCTTGACCTCCTCCGTCCCGCAGGCAATGGCACTCGCCGCTTATCTCGATTGTTATGACCGGGTTGAGATTTACGGCGTGGCGATGGAAACGAATACGGAATACCAGTTCCAGCGCGAGGGCGTGTCGTTTTGGATTGGCTTTTTGAAGGGACGCGGT